GTGCCGATAACTTGCACTACGCCAGAAGAATCTTTGTAGAATAACTTGCCGTCAGCAATATTGATGGCTAACTCAGCACCCTGAGTCGTATTGGTTAAATTAGCTGCGAGAGGTACATTCCCAGGAGTTGAACTGGAATATGTTTGAACGGGCGTGAATCCTGATTGTGGCATAATTAATCCTTTTGCAAAATTATAGCTTTAAATTGATACAATTAAAAGTTTCCGCCACCAATACCGTTGACGAATGTTCCAGTTCCGATTGCTGAAAAGTTACCAGCGGAAGTTAATGCTGCGAGTGAAGTATTTGCTAACCCACCATTGTACCAAGTATATCCATCAGCCGTGCCTACACTGAATCGCCCGTTACCAGTTACATAATCTAGAACAATACCATCAGCATAGGTTCCACCGAACGCGCCTTTTGAGTAATGACCGCCAGTGGTTACGCTATTCGGAGCATTTAAGTTAGTTCCGTCAAACTGTAAACTAGATGACTGGTTAAGAGTCGTTGTGCCTTGACCGTAAGGTATGTAGTTTGTAGTAAAAGTTGTACCAGGAGCCTTACCGTTAAATGTAGTCCAATCAGCAGCTGAAAGTGCTCCACGGTTAGTAGCCGAGGCAGTAGGAACATTTAAGGTAATAACGGGAGTAGTAGTTCCTGTTGCCACAGAAGATGAAAGATCAGTACCCGTAGTACCGAGGGTTAAAGCCGCTACGCTAGTTACAGTACCTACGCTAACTGATCCACCGAGGCTAATTGCTGAGCCATTGATGGTGATTGAGCTGTTTGTGAGTCCAGAATTAGGTATTGTAGCGTTAATTTGACTTGGTGCTATGCTAATAGGTTGATCAATCAATGAAGTGATTTGACCTTGAGCATTAACTACTAGCGTCATGTTCCGTGCGGCGTTACCGTAGGTTCCAGCGGTTACTGCGGTGTTGGTAATACTAAACTGCGTACCAGTCAGGGTTAAGCCTGTGCCAGCCGTGTAAGTACCTGCGCCTGAGAATTGAACCCAAGTTACCGCTGTAACCCCGAGTGTACCACCTGGATCACTAGTACATACCCAACCTGTGTCACCATTAATGGTTCCTGTTTCTACCAATACGTAAGCAGAAACCAATTGGTTCCAGGTATTAGCATCAGCAGTACGAGTCCAAGCTCCCGAACCAGAAAGATAAATACCGTTATTAGCGGCAGTACTTTGGTTCTTAACTAATACGCGACTAGCTGAAGTCGTAACGCCGTCAATAGTTTGTTCACCTGAAAGAGTAATATTCGCTGTAGTAGCGCACAATACAGGTGCTTTTGTGTTTAAGCCTTGAGCAATATTGTCAACATACTGTTTAGTTGCTAACTGCAATGCGGAAATCGGGTCTTGAGTCACAGTGACTGAAGTCAAACCTGCGAGCGTTAAGCTAGTAGCACCGAGGGCAATATTGGTGGAGCCAACAGTAACTGAACTATTTGTTAAACCACTGTTAGGTATGGTTGCATTAATCTGACTAGGAGCAATACTAATAGCTACCGAAGCCGCAGTGGTAAGTTGACCCTGACCGTTTACAATAAACGTACCTACTGATGAAGCCGAACCATAACTACCCGCAGTTACGGTAGTATTAGCAATTGAAATTGTACCAGTTGAAGTAATCGGTCCGCCAGTTAAGCCTGTACCCGTAGCAACGGAAGTTACACCTGAACCTGTGACAATCGCGCCCCAAATACCATTGGCATAACCCTCAAAAGTTCCAGTGTCAGAGTTATAACGTAGTGTTCCGTTACCTGATCCAGGTCTTTGCGCGGTAGTGCCGATAGGGATTAATACACCACCCGATCCAGGAAGCGTAGGATTATTTACAATACTTACCGTAGGAGTGGTAGTATTATTGATTACATTAATCTGGTTAGCTGTTCCGTTCACTTGAGTTACAGTGCCGTCACCAATCCCGATTACTGCCCACATTCCACCCTCGTAAAACTCAAAACGGGAGGTAGTAGTGTTATATCGCATCTGACCGAGGTTCGGAGCTATAGGTCTTTGACCCGTAGTACCGTTCGGTACAGTGATACCTGCAGTTCCAGGGAATATAGCATCACTAGCGAATGAAATTGTCGGGTTACCGCTTACTCCGTTACCGCTGGCTACGCTAATCTGATTTGTGGTTCCAGCGATGCTCAGAGGGCTGAGAGTGCTCCCGTTTGAAAAGATTAGCCCAGTGCCACTCAGATTTGCGAGGGAGTAGAGAAGACCCGTTGGAGCAATTGTAGGGTTACCACTAATGCCGTCACCATTCGTTATTGAAAGACCTGCTCCTGAGGCAGATAACACACGTGCAGCGATTGCACCCGCACCTGTCTTTACAATTAGACCGTAACCCGCTGTCTCAAGCGAGCCAGACGTTCCGTTTAGAAATAATGAAAACTTACCTTGAGCACCAGTATCAGTAATCCCAATACCAACTCCAACGCCAAAATAACGGCTATTAGGGAGTGTTGGTTCATGGTTTACAGTCAGGAAGGTTTGAGTTTGCGCGGGACTAGAAACTAATTGATTAACAGTCGCCTGAACAGTCTCACCATTTTGAACAATCGGTACTAACTCAGCGCCAGTAATGGCTGAAGGAGCAGTTGGTAGTTGTGAAATTCTAATATTTGCCATAATTAATCTTTACTAGAAGTGTGAGCTTTTACTAACCGCGCTCTATATTCAGGATCTCGCCAAAGAGCTTTGATTTTCAAGCTAATTTTAGCTTTTGTTTCTTCAGATTTAGGAGATTTGTTTATACCTTTTAAAGCTAATGATCGATTAGCAATTCTTTCAGGAGAATCTTTTCTACCTGTTTGAGCTTTACTTAACGCTTCACAGTGTTCTTTAGAAAGTTTAACACCTGTTTTAGCTTTTGAAATGGCAAGCCCAACTTCAGGAGGAACAATTCTATTTTTAAATCTAATTGAAAGTTTTCTACCTATTTCTTTTCTAGTTTCAGCATTATTTACAATTGCTGGAAAAGCGTGGCGATTGTAAGTTGTATCAATGTTTTTTATAAGCTGTTGATTGATCTTTTTCTCAAAAACTATACAATCTTTCCACGCGCCTTTAGCGATAATTTCACGAGTAAAGTCTTGAGGTCTTTCTTTGTATTCTTTAAGCATATACTTAGAAGAACAAATATAACCGTCATCTTCAAAACCTTTATGAACCCCTACATACACCTTAGCGGTTTTATAATCTGACCAAGAGTATACAAAAGAATCGTTCATGGCGCTAATGAATCCAAGTTTCCGTCAATATCATCCTCTGAAGTTTCAGGCGCAATACCCCATTCACCTTCAGTTCCTTGTGTTACGTCGTTAGGCGTATTTGCGACGTTAGGATCCGTCGTAATAGCGTCATTATAAACCGCAATGTCTGCATCAGGGCGCGGAAATCGAATTGTGATTTTTTCTGGTTGACGAGCAGGTAGGCGATACGGGTCAAATTGATCAGAACAGCCATTTTGGCATACCCGCAAGGCAGGGATATTACCGTCAGGAATAATCTCGCTATATGCGCGTTTCATTTTACAGCGATCGCAGATAGCGATGCTCAGCACATTATTTCCGAGGGTGTCTAACCACTTTGGCATGAGTTACCTTGTGTAGTAACTGATGTTTGGAGCAAAATAAATAGGCGATTTATCGCGGTTTTCATTCTGAGCCATGATTAAGTGTTTCTCATATTGTTGTTCACAATATACGATGCGCTGAGGGTCAACTTGAGGCATTTCACATGCCATCTGATGAGCCAATCCCCATTGAATCGCAAGGTACATGTATTGTGGAATCTCAATTTCCCCGTTCAAATCACCTACGTCTTGAATATAGCGGTTAAGCCAGAGTTCAATCTGAGGTTGAATAGAGTTTGGCACTGGCCAGACTTCCATATTCGGCTGATTAATAGTTCGGTTGAACCAATATTGCAGGGGGCGTAAGGCTTGAAATTGACGGTTCGGTAGGTTTGAATAATCATCCCTGTTCATACGAGCCATAGGGATTGCCACTGGCATTGTACCGAATTGAACTTGACGCACACCCATGTTAATACCGCTGACCTGCTGGATACGCCAATATGGTAAAGTAGCAGTAGCTTCTAAATCATAATAGAGCCATTGCCCAGCTACCCAGTTTACAGCTCCAGGAGCCTCGATAACTTCCCATGTTGTACCGTCGCTTGATGCTTGAATTTCAATAGTAACCGAACCAGTTACCGCAGAGAGAATACCAACAGTATTAATATAAAGCGGACTACCTGAGCCGCCGTTAATACCGATTGCCCCAGTGTTATTTGTGAGTTGACATATGTTCTGACCCACACCGTCAAATGCATTAGCAGTAACGCCAGAGGTGCTATATGAGCCAGTAGTGATATTACTAGTTGTACGATAGTTAGCGTTCAAAACGTCAACAGTACCGAGGGGTAAATAGTAATACGTCTGGTCAGGGATTAAGCCAATTACTACCTTATTAATCGCCCAGTAGTTAATACCCCAGTTAGCTAGGCTAGACAAGAGATAATACAAACTAGTCTTTGCAGCATTTACTTGCTCTACTGTAAGTTCTTCAGCTAACTTACCAGCGCGGCGAGCACCGTGGTCAATCAGGTCTTGAACCGATACGACTGTTTGAGAAACTGTTCCGCTAGTGCTCATTTTACCATCCTGGACATTTCCATCGTTTCAAAGATGCTTTTGCTCTAGGCGCATCACCTTTGGATTTGTTTACTACACCTGACATGCGTGCGCAGAATGAATCTTTTCGCGCTCCACCTTCAGGTTGCGGGGCTTTTAAATGAGACCCCGTTGCCTTATTATACTTGGCTCTACCTTTAGCTGTTAAGCCTGCACCCTTGCTAGTCGGTAGCTTTTCACCCTTTTTAATACTTAGTGAAACTTCACCGCCAGATTTCTTTTTAGCAGTCTTAGCCGATTCAATAAATGCCTGCTTAGTAGGCGCACCCTTAGCTCCCACACGACGCATCTTTTCACCAGAGCCAGCCTTAATGCGCTCTTGCTTTGCATGAATATTCGCGTAGAGACCATTCTTGGGCATGGCTCACCAGTTCTTAATTTTTCCGCCAGTCTTCTTTTTAGAAGCCTCGCGCTTTTCACTATATGCAATTGCCACTGCTTGTTTTTGCGGCTTACCCGCCTTAATTTCAGCAGCAATGTTTTTACCAAAAGCAATTTTAGATTTAGACTTGATGAGCGGCATATTAAGGAGTCACATTCAGAGCTACGTCAGATTGAATTAAATAACCTTCAACACTTAGGTTCACTGCAGCTGTACTTGCGCTAGTTACAAACAAAAATTGCAAGTCAGTTTTTGCAGAAAACTTACGAGGCATAACGCGTAATGCGCTGTAACCCGTAACGAATGGTGCTTTTTGGCTGATAATATTCACGCCTGTGTTACTTGTACTTTGATTTTGATAATAAATAAAGTTAGCATTGTTACCGTTGAAAGATGAATTAGCATCAACGCGCTTTAAATAAAAATCAAATCCATTAGGTACAGTGTAAATTGACATCAAGCTACGACCGAATCCTACGTTAATTTGAGCGTAAGTAGTGCCGCCATTTTTTGCAGTGACAATACCTACAGCATTACCTGCGGTAGTGATTAACGAATTAATACGCAGGTAACTGTTTACGGTGTTTACACCAGTAGTACCATTTAATGATACAACTTCAGAAATTACGTTGTAATTAGCATCAAGACCGCTGATTTGAATTTTAACAGCAGTATCAGATGCAGAAGCACTAGCGAGGGTCATTACTACAGCTGATCCAGGAAAAGCGTATACAGTTGCATTTTCCCAAAGAGGAATATTGGTCGTTGTTACAGCGGATTGAAATCCGTAAATATTTACAGTACTATGTCCAAAAATTTGGCCACGGGCTACTTGTAAGTCAAACGGCTCATACGCGCCTTTGACCGTTGCTGACGAAACTGATGCAGTCATATCTCATTCTCCAAAATTTAAGAAAAGCAGGGGCGAACCCCCGCTAATTCTTACCAGTTACACTTCTTAGCTTTACCACCAGTAGCTTTGTGAGCCTTACCACCGTGCGCCATGTGTTCCTTATGGGAAACATGTCCACCGTGGGCGTGGTGCTTAGAGGCATGTTCATGCATGGATTTGTGTCCAGCATGTTCGTGCTTGCTTTTGGAGTGATGAGCTACATGACCGCCGTGCTTGTAACCTGCTGGACCTTCTTTGATTTCACCAGTGCCTGATTTCTTAGTCGGCATTTTGGCTCCATCTTTCATATCGTTTAGATATTTAGAAGTAGAACCACCTTTAGCGAATTTCTTAAGATGACCACCGTGTTTGTAACCAGCGCCTTCAAGACCTTCAGTTTTGGTGTGTAAAGATTTAGTTTGTTTAGCACCAATTACTTTATCTTTTACATCAATTTTTGGTTTCAAAGTTGTTTTAGTTTCAAAACGGTCAATAGCAGCACCGCCATCTTTTTTATGCATCTTACCACCCATGCACATTTTGGCTTCATGCTTGTGGTGCTCATGCATCTTTTTGTGATGCGCAGAACCGCCTTCTTTGTGCTTAGCGGCGTGATGCTTAGCCATAGCTTTGTGATGCTCATGTGAACCAACAGGGTGTCCGGAAACATGGTGAACTTTACCGCCATGTTTGTATCCAGGACCCTCAACACCTTCAGTCATATGTTTTGGGTTACGACGAGTAGCTTCAATACCACCCTCTAAACCACCCATAACATTAGGACCAGCCTTAGGAGCACGACCACCAGCCTTCAAACCATGATGAGCTTTAGAGGCTTTCTCATGTTCATGATGCTTTAGCTCTTTTTCAACGCGCTTGATTTCAGCTTCTTCATTGCGAATATGACCGCCACGAGCATGCTTTTTTGCATGACCGCCGCGCTTCATACCTTCGCCGACTTCATCAACTGAAGGCTCGGTTGTGAACATTTTTGGTTCACGAATAAATTTACTTGTTGCCATGGTATTTTATCTCCTATTAGGCTTGAGTTACGCCGAGTGCACCAGTGCGGGTTGCATTAGGACCAACTTGAATACCATTCAAGCCAATACCCATTACAAGGCGTTTAATACCATTGCTTGCTGAAGATGGAACGTATGTACCGCGTACGTCACCAGTTGAGCTAGTCGCAGGATTAGTAGTAACCGCAGCAGTGAAAGTACCAGCATCACGAGCCAAGGTATTGTTCCAACCTACAGAAACAACATAACCAGCGTCAACAACGCGCACTGGTAAGCCTAAAACATCAGTAGTACCTACAGTGATTGCAACAGGTAATGAACCATTGATAGCAATACTAGAGATCTGATAGAACGCTTTTTTACCAGCTACGTTAGCTACAGAAGTTGAAGTTGTACCAGTGGCAATAACTTCAGTCATAGCTTGACCGTAGTAATCGTAACCTGAAACTGTCAAATTGCGGCTAGTGCCGATTGTACCAGAAACAGTAGTTAATTGAACAGCGCGAGGACAATCTAATTGAACTACAGTAGTACCGTCAGTACGTACGACTGATTGGGTACTTGTACCAGCAGTCAAAGTCAAGTTAGCTGCACCTGCTGGAGTTTGACTCGCAGCGATGTTAGCAGTTTGCAATGTTTGTGGAATCAAGTCAAAAATGTAAATACGACCGAGGGGACCAACACCGAGATCCATCGGAGCAGGATCACCAAGGTAAGCATTATTTGACAAATAAATATTTGTGCTAGAAGCAGTCTGTGAAGTATTGACAGTATAAGTGCCAACGCCGCCAGTTCCACTCAAGAACGCAGTAATTTGTGTACCAGCTGTTACGCCAGATCCACCAATAAATGAGCCAACGGTAACAGGGTCACCAGAAAGCAAAGAAGTTACAGTTAAGGTTGTGCCTGAAATTGAACCGACTACAACGCACTCGGTAGAATTATAAGACAAACCCATAAAGGTTTGAGCAGTACCTAGGAATAGGTCATCACTAAATTGTGGCATGTGTCTTTCTCCTTGAAAAGCATAGACATATTACATTAAGAAAAAAGGGCTAGGCTTTTGACCCAGCCCCTGTATTACATTAGACTCCAGGTGTGCCGTACATAGCACGTGGGTCTGTCCAGCTTGGCCAATAACGCTCGGTCGCCTTGTAACGCATGGAGTCGGTTTCAAAGTCGCCTTCCATGGTTTTCTCAAGAGCACGACGCATCATTAACTTCATACCTTCTGGGGCATCTGTTTGAACCCACCAGTTAGTCGCAGAAGTCAAACGGCTGATTACTGAAGCACCTTCAGGCAACAAACCAATTGATTTAATTGGGTTGATGTCGTTGTTTGCTGTACCAGTACGCAGAACTGACTTGAGTAACACTTCGGCTTGGAACACGTTGCCAGGAGCCACAACCAATTTTAATGGTTGGAGGCGGATCTTCTTACCGTTGTTGTCAACAGCTTGACGAACCTGAATCAACATTTGCTCAAGTGAAGTCTGGGATAAGTTAGCAGCAGTACCTAGCAAGTTGCTAAATGTGCCGTTAACGATTGGGTGAGCAGAAGAACTCAATGCAACGCCGTCACCACCAGTGTATGAACTATTGAACGCACGGTTCAAAATGTTCGCACATAGGAGTTCCTTAGTTTCAACGAGTGACTGTGCTAAATGCTTAGCATACACTTGACCAATACGGATGTGGTCTCCGTCTTCGACTAAAACCTTAGTCAAAGCGAATGCCAAACCNAATACTTGGTAAACNTAGCGTTGCAAGAATAACACACCACCTTGTTGATAGGTTACTGGGCTGCCATCAGGTAACTGAGGAGCTGCACCAAAACCNTACAATACTGGTTCTTCATGGTAGTTACGTGGAATGCCTGCTTGTTCACGGAAAACTGTGGACCATTCATCGGCACGTTGATCATAAACTCCGTCAAATGCTTCGTTGAGGATTGGCTCAACTATTGAACGGAAGTCCGTACTGCGCATCGGGGCTGCCATAGTTCAGTCCTCCTTAGATAGCGTTAGAAACAGCGATAAACTGAGGTTTAGAGATTTGTATACGAACGATTGTATACGCATCACCCCAAGCATTATCAACATAGGGAGCCAAATCAACAACACGCATTTGACCATTGTTACCTGAGCCTACTGCAGAAGCAGAGCCAAGAGTACATTGGGACAAACCAGTAGTTGTAGAACCAGCGGTGAGATTGGTAAAGTTATACTCATTACCAACTGAGGTCTGAGCCATTGAACCATCAGCTTGAATTTCGTAAACGATTTGTTGATCGTTATAGAAGTAAGCGATAACACTTCCTGCGATAGCAGTGGTGCTTGCTGGCCAATAGTTAGACACACGGCGACGACCAGTAGTATCTGTCCACTCGACGCCTTGGAAAGATCCAGAGAATGCTTCGGTAGAAGTTACAGGTTGAATAACGCCATTGTTTGCGTAATACTCGACGGGTTGACCCTTCAAAATATTTGAAGCGTAGCCCGATGGGATACCATTCGCTAATGCCTGTGCACGTTCCAAACCTGTTGGAAAAAATGCAGGGCGCAAGCCAAATGGAGCGGAAATAGCTGACATAAGATTGCTCCTTAAAACGATTAATAGGATTTTGGTTTTTAGCTTTGTTCAAAGCCGACTTGGCAAAATCACATTGGGCGCGATTTTAAGGGTGCATCTACTTCTAATTTAGTCTAAGCTGCCTGAAGCAACTTTAATTTAAGGGAATTATAGCTCAATTTTGGAATAGTTAAAATTTTATTTTTAACTACCCCAAAATTTACTTATTTACTCAAACAAAGGAGCTTGACGACTAAGGTCAAAATCCATACCGTCACCTTCAACTTGACCAAGGCGTTTTCCGTTGGAATCCTTAGCGTTGAGGAGTTGTTCCTGCTGAACTTTGATCTTTGTTTGTTCATCCATTGGGGCATCATGGTGCATTTCACGCATAATGTCTTGATAGACTTCGAGTGGGATCTTATAAGCTAACATTTCATTAACGGCGATGAAGCCTTCATGCTCACCAGACTTAATCTTAAGGTGATCATAACCTGCGGGCAGGTCATCTGGAGTTACAGGGGTATAACCCATTCTTAAACGCTTATGAATTGGGTCGTACTGGTTTGTAGTTGAAAGCCAGCAGGTGTGAAATCCAGGAATCTCAGGCAAAGTAGGCAAAGCCTCTTGAAACCACTCAGAACGGAACATACGACGGCGTTCTTCTGCTGATGCCATTGAATCGGCTGGGTTTGCACGTGTATCATCACCACCGCGACTCTCACGACCTGCGGTTGTATTCTTTTTTAAACGATTGTCAGTCATAATTAACCTCTATTCTTTTGTTGACGGTCATAATCAGCGAAACGCTTGATCATTTTCTGGCGAGCCTCAGGATTATCCCAAGCACCTGCCTCTTTCATTGCTGCAACACGCTCCGGACTAATCCTAAATTCATTGGATTTTGTAGTCGCAGTAGACTCCCTACCTGAACTAGTCATTACTGACCTTGGACGAGCAGTTTGTTTTGCTGTTGAACTTTGCTTCGGTATATAACGAGCCATACGGTCACTTAATTCTTCCCAGTAGTCTTCACTTGAGGGATCATATCCTTCATCTGTCAACTTTTTGTCAATGATTTGAGCCATTTGAGATTCTTCGTTATTACCGTGCGGATCGTACCATGGATTATCTTCCATCCAATCAGCTGCCATCTTCTGCACCATAGGGTCAGGTACTTGAATGTTTTGCTGCTGGGGTTGAGTCATCTGACGAGTGGCNTTCTGCTTTACGTTTTCTAGGGATTCTAGTTTGCGNTTGGCTTCGTACCATAGTTCTTGAGCACGTGTTACGCCTTGACCGTCATTTTGACTGACTGCCTCGGTAAGTTTCATCTTTGCATACTCAACTTGAACGCCAGCGTCTTCGATTGCCTTATCAACGCGAGCTAATTCTGCTCCTGAGGTCTTCTTTTCAACAGCCGCTAGGCGATTCGCCAGTGCTTCATTCTGCTTTTTGAGTGCATTAATCAGAGAGCTAGATTCTTTTGCTTTTTCTCTGTGTAATTGCTTTTTGAGGCGGCGTTCTTCCCGACGGGCTTCCCGAATTTTCTCTCGTTCTTCAGCATCGGCAGAATTATCACCATCATTAGCGTTATCATCGTTATTGTCATCCGCTTTTACGTCTTGTGGATTATCTTCACCTTCAGGTAGTAATACCGCTGCACCACCATCTTGTAATTCTTCTACTGCGAGTTGCGCTTCCATCTTATCAGTTGGATTCATACTAGTTTTCCTTTCAAAACTTAAATGAAGGCTTTGATAGCACGGGGATCTCCCGTTATCTTGCCGATTAGTTCATGATCATTAAAGAACGTAAACAGTGCTTTACCTTTGAGACCATTTTCATCTGTGTAGTCTACTTCCCATCTGTCCCCGCCCCACTTAATAACACGAACGTAATCACCGACTTCGCACCATGCACCTTCTGGCCAGTCTTCATTACTGTCGCGTTTTTTAAATGCGATTGGACCCACGGCTAGTACCTTGCCGACTTGGGTATTCCACTTTTCAGTTTCTTTGGTTTCTTCAGGCAGGAGGATTCCCGCACTAGATATTTTCTCTTTGACGGCGCGTAATTGAACTAATATACGTGCCCCTAGAGGTTTGATCATGGGATCAACTTGAGGAAATGCTTCATCTAACGTCTGCTCTACATCAAAAGTCATACGACTCTCCTATTAAAAGCGCCATGCGGCGCGGGTTGTACTACAAATCCTTTTCTGATTCTTGCATTAATTGATCTATCATAATCAAGACTTCACCAAGTCCCATATTCTGACCAACTAATCTATGATAGCTTTCTATATTGATAGCACCGCCATCAGCTAGGGAAAGGGCGATTTCAAGTCGCCGATTCTTTATCAAGCCGATGAGGTCACCGATATTAACGCCCACGTGCAGCACCGCCTCTTTTCATTGTAGCAATTTTAGCCTTACCAGTGGTCATGTTAGGTTTTAGTGGAGAACCTTTAGCGGGTAGATTTGCTACCTTAGATTCAGCTACAGCGCCACCATTGGCATACTTCTTTACCTTACCGCCTTTTTTCATTACGTTACCTTCGGTAACTCCCATTGCCATTTTCTTATGGGCGTTGATTGCTTCAGACATTTGATTCTCCTTGAGGTTGTTGAGTTACTGCTTGCTGTTGGATTGCTGCTTGTTGAGCTTGTTGCTCCGCCTGCTGCATAGCTTGCAGGTGTTCTTGATTNGCTAATTGAGCTTGATGCNCTCTTTCGGCTTCTGCCTGTTTAGCTTCGAATTGTTTTTCAATNGTCATTGTTGCTGCGTCGTTAGTTAGCTTAGCAGTTTCAATCTGCTGAGTACTTACGATGCTAGCTTCCTTCTCTTGAGCGTCTTGATTCTGCTTTTGCGCTTTGAGTTCTAGGTCTGCTTTGTCATAGGCAGCCTTACGATTAGTTTCTGCCATTGCTGCATCACCCATAACCTTAACCTGCGCCATGACGTTCGGGTCAGTAGGCATTTGTGGTTGCTGTTGCAGGTTCTTGAGCATCTGGAGCATTTGACCAATGCCTTTTGTCACGTCCGACAGTTGCTGCTGAGAGTCAGCGTGCACATGCTCAGTAGAAGCGGCGAGTAGTTTTTGTGCCTCAGCCATGATTGGTTGAACTTTGAGCACGTCAAAATGCTTACCGAGTGCAGCACTGGTATAGCCGTCACACTGCTTAAGATACCAGAGAGTCAAATGCTGCTTCAAATGTTCAAGGCAAGCAGGAATAAATGAAGGAGCCACAATAGGGTTAGAACCAAACACAGGATCTTGAGCATAATTTAAATGAGACAAGAAGTGAGCAATATGGTCTTGAGCGGGAAATGCACCGACGGGTTTACCGAGCGTCATAGATACATTTTCTAACGCTGGGTTCATGTCTTCTACTTCATGTGGATCAGGTAATACGCCGTTGACGTCAGGAATCTTGATCTGTTTGAGGATGCGCTTCTCAACTTCTAGACGGTTGTAAAGGTCAGGATTAGCCTGAGCGCGAGCTGCGAGGGTTTGAATTTGAGCATACCGCTGTGACTCAGCAAAAATGTGCGGGTCAGAAACAGGAATGATGTCGGTATTACGCTCAAAGTCATCTTTTGTGACTCCTAACTCAATAGCCATGTCATTTTTGGAATACTCGTCCATGTACCAGCGGTTCAAGCGAGCGAGGATCATCAGAACTTTCTTCTGTGACTCGTGGAGTCGCGCATGAACGGAGCTAAACACTACTGCTCCCTGCTCAATCAACGCCTGAGCAGTGCCGACGGGCATGTTGTTACTTGCGTCAGCAATCTTTTCTTCACTTGTGGAGACGACGCCCTTAGCAGCGGCATCTAACCAACCAAGCAGCTGAAATAAAAC